CCAAGTGATGGGAATGACCCAAACGGTAGTCCATTCGGATCATCCTTAAAACGCCTGTGGCAACTGGTTAGTCGCTTACCGCAGGTGTCTTCAGGAGGAAGATTGGTGGTGGTCGTAACTGAAGGTTCAGCACTGATGTAAACACCGTTCATGTCAATCTCGGTGTTATTCACGTCAGTCACAATTACCTTGAGCTTGCCTGCATTACCCAACTGAGCAATGTTATTGCTAAACCCAGTAGTGTTGGTAACTTGAACAGCAATGCCGACAGTGCTTAGCGTTCCATAAGACGTGTCTTTAAATGGATTTTGGTCGCTTACTGTTTCGTTGAGATTGACAGTCTCATTAGGAGTAAACAAACCTGTTGAACTGACAAAAGTTACGGATGGGATGCTCCATACATAAGCCTGATTACTAAAGTGATCGGACGGCAGTGCGTCAGCGGTAAATGCCAGGCTTACCGTCAAACTTCGCGTTCCTAATGTGTAGGTCTTTTGAATCGTAGAAGTCGAAGAAGTGCTGCTCGGCTGCCCATTATTAACCTCATAGCCAAACGAACCACGACGCCCCTCTAAAACGTCTGCTGGATAAAACGCTGTAAATGAAAGTCCTGTTGGTGATCCCTTCAGGTGCGTATCTTGTCCGCTCCACACAACAGCACTCGTATCACGGTTATACATCACTAAGTTGCCGTCACCCTGCATCCGAAGCTCATAACGTCCATTGCCTGCAGGGCTTTGCGGGCCAAAACCGTGCGTCCATACCACCGTTCCAGCCTTGTCATAGATCACCAAGTTGCCGTCAGGCTGCACACGCAACCTATACCAACCATTAGACGAAACCAGTTCTTGGCCTTCATACAAGCTATTACGAGCTGTAAGCTGGTTCGCCCCTGTCGTAAATGTCAGGCTGGGAGCGGCCACAGTGACTTCAACAACGTCGTTCTCCGTAAACTCTGACCCCGTATAACCACACTCCGGGCCGCGATACGTCCACTGACAAATGTTGTCCAAGGCAAGACGCCTGGGGGCTGTAACGCCTTCTAAGTCAAAGACAGATGCCAGTTCAAACTCAACCAAATCTCGGTTTTCACTGATCTTGCGATCAACGTAATAGACCTCCTTTGGCATTTGACCCGTATCAGACGCGTCTGGCGTTCCGTATGGGTTGGAGTTGTTGTCAAAATTTTCTGCGTCTAAAAAACGACTCAACGTTCTGATTCGCGTCAACTTTGCACCAGTAAGGTCATTGCCCGGTGTTGTCTCGTTTACCGACAACAGCACAGCTGTGACAAAACTGTTGGTGTTAGCAATACGCAGAGTCGGGCGGGGCAGCGTTCCATCACCCTTAAACTCAAATCCGTCTGCTTCGACGGGCAGCGCAATATACGTGTTTCCGCCGAAAACGATTTGACCCGTAGTCGTTTTTTGGTTTACGCCACTAAAAAACCGATGCGTCTCATTGCTGCCGTGAATAGCAGTCTCCAGCTGAAGCTCGA